GCTTTCTTATTATTAGTGTTTCCAAAGTTAAAAGGGGCTTCTTCTAACCACGTTTTTAATAGCTCTCTAATTCTAACTGCATCTGAGATACGAGCTAGTCTAATAGTATATTTATCTTTTTCCATCTGGTCTTACGTTGATTCTTAATGTACCAAATCGCCAATTACTACCTAATTCTGTGTTTTCTATCTTAATAGAAGCTTGTCTTCCTCTAATTCTAGAGTTATAAAAAGGAGTAGTATTAGAAACTGTAATAGATTCTCCCAAAGTTTTAGAACTATTAGGATAATCTCTTACTTTAAGTGTAATAATGGTATTACCAGTTTGATTTTGAAAATCGGGAATAACTTTATTAATAAAACTAAAGTTTTCTCCATCTGCTATATCACCATCACCTGATTCTATATAGGCAGCTAAAGCAGAGCCGTCAGCGTCAACTCCATCTTCATGTTTATAAATTAAAGAACGACCTGCCGTTAATCCATAAATAGTACTAATAGTGTTAGCTGTAGAGTTAGCTAAATATTCACTAGCTAATGGATTAAACTCAACACCATTATCTAAATAGGTAGTTCTATTCATATTTCCAAAATACCAAGAGTTTTCTGCTGTATTATAAATAACATAACGATTTATTTGATTTGAATTACTAGAACAATAGTACCATATAATTTCAGAAAAATTATGAGTTTGTCCAGTATAGACTTGAGCGTATTGATCTGCATTAATATCATCAAATACATAATTTAAAATAGGACAAGGTATTTCTTGAACTGCTCCAGCATATCGAAAGAAAGTACCATCGCTCATCCAATAAGCTATATCATCTACTACATACGTAGAATTCATACCAACAGCTCCACAATCTGAACCTAGTTGTCTAAAACCAAATATAAAAGGTGGACCAATAAAAGCCATAGAATGTAATGTAGTATCAGTCCATACTAAAATAGTTCCTTTAGAAGTCTTAGCTGATCTAATCTCTGATCCTCCAGCAATACGTTGTGATCCTGCGGAGTTAGTTACATTAGGTGTCCATGAAGTAATATTTTCTTGATCTGACCATCTTATAAATAATTTATCTTGACTACTAGGAGTTCCTATAGTAGTTTCTGTACCCATACAAACTAAATGTCTAGTATCTGTAGAAACTACAGATAATGTAGAATTAGTTGGAGCATTACCTAAAATTGTAGCTCTATTACCGCTCATACCACCTGAAGTGTCCCAATAATAAGTTGCTCCATCTCTTTGAGTTAGTACTAAATCTTCTCCCCAATTATTTAAAGACCATTGTCTCATATCTAAAGTTACACTAGAAGTTGCTCTAGGAGTGTTCCAAGTACTTGCTGACCAAGTAGAAGTTCCCCAACCATAACCAAAAGTTTGAACATCAGGTCCTATACTAATTTGATATTGACAATCAGCATTAGCTGTATTAGTTACATCAGCATTAGCTGTGCCTGAAGATAATATAGTATAGGCATTTGTATTATTAATTAATTGTATTTCAAATTCACCTTCTAATTCTGTTGATAGAATTCCTCCTACATCTGAAGATACATTAGATATAGTTACAAAATCTCCTACTATAGCTCCATGATTTGTTTCATTTACTATAACAGAAGAACTTCCATTAGAGGTTGTAAATACATTTGTATCTGAATTTGAACTTCTAATAGGAGTAATATCTTGATTTGTTCCTGATTGATAAATATATACTTTTTTATTAGTGGCTAAAACTTCATATCTATTACCACTTAAAGAAAACCATGCTTCTAAAGCTCTTCCTACTCCTACATAATAAGAACTACTAAACTTATTCCAACCACCTATTTTTTGAGGAAGACCTTTACGAAATCTTACTTTATCGCAATCTACCCAACGGCCTTCTGCGCCTGTTTGTGTATTTTCTGTATCTATTCCAGCTAAAAAATTTAATTGTGTTAATGGCATACTGTATATATACAATACTTTACAAAGATAATAAATACAATTTATGTACTGTACAATTTAGCTTAAATTTAAGTTAAAAGCTATTAATATCCTAATTCATTATATTATTTATTTACACCAGCTGGAAGTCCTAACATTGCACGTTTATCAAATAAATTTGACTCTCCATATTTACCATTTCTGTAATTATAGTGTAAAAATACTTGAACACAAATAAATCCTTCAAAAGTTTCTCTCCAATGTTCTAACTCGCATCCTGAATATACTAACATATCTCCAGGTTCTAAAACAACTTCAATGCCTTTAGCTTTACTTTCAAATGTAATATCTTTACCATTGGGTTCACCTACATTTTCATTTGGACTTAGATATATAGGCCAAAAATCTCCTCCTAAATTTAAAGTAGTAGATATTTCACAACTAGGTCTATCTTTATGTCTATGTAAGATAGATCCTCTTTCGTATGCTCTTGCATAAGAATAAGTAGGAATTAAATCAAGATCTGTCTTATCTTTCATGATAGGTAACATTTTAAGTAATAAAGTTTCCATAACCATATCTGCGTAATGAGAATAAACACCGGGAACCATTACATCATTTCTAATCCCTAACATTGGATTTGGATCAATTATATTATTTCTATATAAATAATCCACAGCATCTCTTTTTAACATAAAGTAATCAAAACAAAATTTAGCAAGTTCAGGAGATATTGCTTTTTTTATAATTTGATATTTTTCTTGACTAAAACTCATAATTATATTTTTACTTATCTATTTTTAGGCTCCATGTTAATACATAAAGTAATTCATCCACATTAAAATCTCTTTTATTAGATTTTTTAATATAATTATTAAGTTCTTCAACATCAAAAACAATCCATTTCTTTTCAATTTCAAAAACAATTTTATCTGCTTTTGTACTAAAAAACCCTGTTTTCTCTCCTCTAGTTGGAGTTATTACTAATGGTCTTATATCAAATTTAAATACTTTATTTCCATTTTTAAGTCTTCCTTCAACATCCCAAATTTCTTCTTTTCTTTCTTTTTCATTTGCAAATTTTATATCTGTTAAATGTTGTAAAAAAGAATTCATTATTCTATACCTTGAATAGTTTTTTGATATTTACTTATTTTTAAATTTCCAGCTATGGTAATTGTGTTAGAGTTATTTTTTACCCAATGTTCTATAAAACTTGGAAAAATAATTATCTGACCTTGTCTACATTCAGGTTCAAAATACCATTCAAAAAATTCTGACATTTGAGAATAATCAATAAAGTGTTTATTAGGATTGTTAAAAACAGTGTAAGATTTATCTACTTCTTTATAAATAATAAAACTTAAGGAAGCATTGGAATGTATATGTGCTTCCTGAAAATCATTTTTAATATATTTATTTATCCAAAAATTCAAAAGCTCCACTTTAAAATTTTCTTTAAAATAAGGTTTAATTAATTTAACTATAGTATTTAAAAGATAATCCATACTAGATTGATCTAAACTATTTTCTGATTCCATTGTTGACAATGTTTCACAATGAATCCATGTTTTTTTAGGTTCAGGACATATTATATTTATTTTTTGTGGGTCAATATTACCTATCCAAATAGGAACACTGAATAAATTAAGTTGCATTTTAAAGTTTTACTCTACTATTCATAGTTTAATTAAAAGTAGGACCTATACTCCAAGATACCAAAGAATATCTAGTTCCTTTAGTAACAGGCTTTACACAATGCCATATAAAACTTGGAAAAATTAAAATTGATCCTTTACTTTTTACTTCTTCAACTTCTATTGATTTACTGTCATTTTTTGGATTAGGAAAGTTAATTAAAAATTCACCTCCCTCATAATCTTTTGGATCTGATAAAAAAACTACAGTCGATAACTTTCTTATTTTATTATCAAAGTTTGGATCGTCTGGATTTTTATAAGGTTCTACAAATCCGTCTTGATGCCAATCATAATGTTGATTTAGTTTGTATTTTGTAAATTGCATTCTTTCATGCCAATCAATTTTAAAATTCCACCCCGCTCCTTTATTAGCTTGATATATAAAAGGAGTTATCAGCTTATATAAAAAATCATCATCAATAAAACAAATTTCCGAATCCCTTATTTTTTTCAAAGATGCTAATTCATCTTTTGTTAGATGTTTTTTATCTTTTTCTTTTTGAAGTAATTCAACTTCAGTACCTGTTATACCAGGTTGTGTTTTTTGACTTAAACCGTGTTTTATTAAAAAATCACACTGTTCTTTAGATAAGGCATTTTTAAAAAACCAATACCCATATTGTAAAATCATTTATATATAGGTATATATTATTCTTGTGGAATTAAAACATTTTTTTTATCCCAAGATATAGTATCTTCATTCCAATCATATGTAATATAAGTTCCATCTTCTGCGAAAGTACCAGCATCTGAAGGTAAAGGAACTGGAGAAGTCCATTTACAAGTTTCTTCAACTAATACCCAAGAATTATGCGGTTTCTCAGGAATAAAAGCATCTCTATTTGAATCGTAAGTATATCCTATACCTGCAAAATTTTTTCTAATACGACCGCTCCAACTTGTTTGAATCCAAGTTTTATCTTGACCTAATAAATTTTTACAAAATTCTATTCCAAGCTGTTCTTGTTCAACTCCATTTTCATCTTTTATATCGTCATTACCCACAACTATTACATTTACTACTATGTTATTTTCATTTAATTGTGCAAAATGTGCCATAATTTTTACCTATTGAAATTTATACTTAATTACTACAACTCCAGATCCACCTGGTACTCCATCATTACTGTCACCAGCTCCACCACCGCCGCCTCCAGTATTTGCTGTTCCAGCAGTTTGTGGGGGTCCGCCAAAATTTGTTGAACCAGATCTTCCACCTCCGCCTGGTCCACCTTCTCTTGCTGAGTTAGCATACCAACCAGCA